GGCATGACAGTTCGTTCTGACAATTCATGCAAATTCCCCAACTTGTCAGACAATTAGACAAATTGTGTGAAAATTAGAAACAATTCAGACAATTCAGACAATTCAGACAATTCAGACAATTTATCAATCTGTCTGACTTTAATACTTTGTTATAAAACCGTTGACTTTTATATGTAAAAGTACTATTATGAGGTTGTAACAATTAACAAATATGTAAAGGAGAAAAATTATGTAAAAGTACTATTATGAGGTTGTAACAATTAACAAATATGTAAAGGAGAAAAATTATGTAAAGGAGAAAAATTATGTTTGAATTAAAATCTTGTATCATCACCGGGAGAGAAAAAAGAGGTGATGCAAGCAATATGTTTACTGTACATATTGCATCTTATGAATCAACTTTTGTTGATGAAAATAAAGAAGAGTACGTTTATCGGAGTGAACTTATTTATGTTAATAAAGTTCCATTATTAGTTGATTGTTTAAATGATACAATTAGCGTATTTTATAATAAAGATACGTCAACCCCTATTCATAAGAAACATATAACATTTATTGAAATTTGCAATCTGATAGATTCAAAATATTTCGATCTGTACATAAACGGCACTTTATATAAAAGGTTTTTATACTTGAATGATCTAAACTGTGTTTGTTCATTCTTGAAAAGAAATGGGTTGTACGTTTATGAAGTCACACGCTCACTCACAGCACCAAGTGAGTATAATTTATTAGTAGAAAAGGAGAGTAAAACATGTTAAAATCATCTATCACAATTACCTGCCGTCCTTATGATGGCAACAGCAAAACAAAAGCTTTTATTGAATTATGTCTCGATAAAACGCTTGTCATTAAAGGCTTGACGCTTGTTGAGGGTTCAAAAGGGTTATTTCTTTCTTTTCCATCATCAAAGGGAAAAGACAGCAAATACTATAACTCAATCTACTCAATGGATAAGGAATTCACAGGTAAGTTAGAAGACGCTTGTATTAAAAAATACAATGAGGTAGTTAATAAATCTGACGATTCAGACGAAAAACAGTTTTCATAAAATCATAAGGTGTACTATTTTAGTACACCTTTTTTTTCAGTAAAGGAGTATCAAATGAATATATATGATAAAAACGGATGGTTAGACATTCCAAAAATTGTAAATACTTGTGAAAAAAACGAGATAAATTTCATCTTTATTATCGGTGCTCGTCGTACCGGAAAAACATATGGGATCTTTAAACATTTCATTGAGGATGTTTTTTCAAAGTATGAAAAAGTAATATATATGAGAAGAAAAACAACTCAAATAGATTCCGTGTTAGTTGATACTATGAATCCTTGGATTGACATTAATCATGATCTTCATAGGAATTTCTATTTCAAAAAGGTAAAGGGGGAAAAAAGCCGGGTTTCGTTGCAAGAAATCAACGAAGCCGGAGAGGAGATTTACCATGGTGAAGCATTTAGTCTTACTAGTTTAATGAATAATCGAGGATTCTCAGGTTCTGGATTTTCAGAAGGAATCTATGATGAATTTATCCCGGAGAAACTTGATAAAAGAATTAAAGGTGAAGAGGATGCTTTTCTGAATGGAGTAGAAACTATTTCCGCAAACCGTGAGTTGCTTGGTGAAAAACCTTTTCGTTGGTGGATTGTTTCAAATAGTAACACTATTGATTCCCCGCTTATTCAGTCTTTTGGGTTGCTTTCGAACTTGGAAAAAATGAAGAAGTCTGGACAGGAGTTTTCCATGTTAAAAGATCGCGGAATAATCATTATTTTGATTAACAAAAGCCCCATTTCAGAAAAGAAAAGAAAGACAGCTCTTTATAAAGCTCTTACCGGAAGTACAGATTTTGAAAAAATGGCTCTCGATAATGAATTTGCATATGACGACATGAGTTCTATAAACTCAGAAGATTTGAGAAAGTACAGATTGATATGCATAGTTGGTTCACTCGGGATTTATGAACACAAAAATGAAGCTAAACTATACATAAGCGATCATATTTCAGGAACGTGCAAAGATAGCTTTCCAGACAGTGAACTTGGTAAATCACAATTTAAGTTTTACTATTCATGGGTATACAACTATATTATTAGTAATAGAATTTCTTACCAGAACCTGACTGTAAAATTTTATCTTGATAAAATTTTCAATATATGATATATATAAAATTAAGGGAAAACGGCTACATCAACCGTCGGAAACGGATGCTATAATGGGATGATTACCCGTAAGTTTTCCCTTATTATTTTATTCATTAGTATTCGTTTCTTTTCTCAAGAAAGGAGAAAAAACAAAAATGAAAATTGAAGATTTAGTTGTACTTGCCAATGCAGGTTTTTCAAAAACTGAAATCCTTGGATTCGCAGGGCAGAATCAGAACCAGAATCAGAACCAGAACCAGAATCAGAACCAGAATCAGAACCAGAACCAGAACCAGAACCAGAATCAGAACCAGAATCAGAACCAGAACCAGAACCAGAACCAGAATCAGAATCAGAACCAGAACCAGAATCAGAACCAGAATCAGATGGTGCTTGATGCTATCAATAACTTGACAGCCACTATTCAGGCTTCAAATATTCAGAACACTGGAAATGGTGGGCTAAATTCACCAAGAACAGAAAAAGACATTATCAATGATATGATGAAGATCATGAATTAGAAAGGAAGTGTATTAAATTGGCTGTAAATAGTTTAACTCCGCAGGATGCCTATACTCTTATCAGTTCCATTGCTAAACAGGCTACAGGTCGTTCTGACCTTATAGCGACTGACACAAGTTCTTTTATTTCCGTTGGGGGAACACTGTTACGTACAGGAGTAGAAAACACACTGAAAACTATGTCTACAGTATTTGCGGAAACGTATTTTGCAAACGAATCTTATACTGGTAAATTAAGGACAGTCGAACAGACAAATGTTCGTTGGGGTGCTATCGTCAGAGAGATTACGTCCCTGTCAATGGATGCAGAACAGTCTGATGATTGGAACACAGAACAGAATCCAAACACTTTGGATGATGGCAATTCTATTGACATGTATAAGATTCACAAGCCGAAAGTGCTTGAACTCAAGTTCTACGGAACAAAGTTGTTACAGAGATCAATCACAAGATTCCGTGACCAACTGGCACTTGCTTTTTCTAGCGAGGAAGAATTTCTCAGATTTTACGAAGCTGTTATGATTGAGTTTCGTAATGATATTGAGACAGATCGTGAGAGTGAACGTCGTGCAACCATGCTAAACTATATGGCAGGATTATCATTTCTTGGTATGGAAGTTGACCTTGCACATGAGTTTAACACAGAGAATGGAACACAGTACACAAGAAAGCAGTTACTTTCCGAGCACCGTGATAAGTTTATGCCGTTCGTTGTTGCTCGAATCAAACTTGATTCTGAAAAGATGACAGAGAGATCAACTAAGTACAGATTTACTATCACAGGATTTGAAGAGCTTTTGAGATTCACACGGAAAGAAAATCAGCGACTTATGATGCTGTCAAGTTTCTGGATCGACTCTGAAACACAGACGTTACCGTATGTGTTTGATGATAAAAATTTACAGATCGAGAACAAAGAACTTGTAAACTGGTGGCAGTCAGCTGATAATGAATCAGCTATCCAGATTACTCCGTCCATCATTGGAACAGATGGACATGCAAAACAGGCAGAAACAGAGGTCAACTTACCTTATGTTCTGGGGGTTCTGTATGACCGTCGTGCTATGGGGGTCAACTGGCAGTTTGATTATAGTTCGACAACACCATTCAATAGCCGAGGGGGCTACTATAACATGTTTGTACATTCCAGAAAAAACTACTGGAATAACTTCACACATAACGGAATCCTGTATGTGATCGGGGAGGGTGCATAATGTTTTATTTCAATATGCAGGCTGATAACCAAGGGCAACTTTTCAGTTTGCAAGGTGATTATGGAGTACGCAGAATCATATGTACTAGCACAGCAGTGGAAGGTTCTAGATTAGAAATGAATGGAAACGTAATTGCTTGCTTTAACAGTAGTAATAGTTTAGAGTTAAAATTTGACAGTTATCACGGATTTCCAAAGTTATCAGCTTTTTCAGTTTTTCAGTTTGGTTTTGGGGCAATTTTAGTTGATACAGTGCCTCTTGCCCCGATTAATAATGACTATTTTAAAGAGGGGATAGCAGAATGATGGACACATTTTTAACCATTTTAGGCAATTATGCATTTCCAATTGTATGCTGTTGCGTGATGGCGTATTTCGTGAAGTATATGTACGATCAGACCAATCAGAGAGTTGACAAACTCAACGAGGAACACAAAAACGAAGTTGATACACTATCAGAAGTCATCAAAAACAACACACTTGCGGTTGAAAAAATGAACTCGTTAATCGAACACTTAGGAAAGTAGGTATAACATGACAGCGAACGAACTTGTCGAAAATGCAAAGGAATTACTTGGTGTAAAATATGTGTGGGGTGGTAATACCCCACAGTCAGGGCTTGACTGCTCCGGATTGCTTTACTATATTCAGAAGAAAGCAGGATCAGAGGTGGGAGATCTGACAGCTTCCGGTTATTCCAAGCTTGGAAAAAAGATTCCGATTGGAGAACAAAAAGTAGGTGATTTTCTTTTTTTTGGATATCCAGTTACTCACTGTGCAATTTTTATTGGCAATGGCTATATGATCGAGAGTAGAGGCGGTAGAAAAAACACTGCTGACAATCCCGGTATTGGAGTTGTCAAAAGTCTTGTAAGTCGGAGAAGTGATTTATCCTGCATCCGCAGAGTGTGGGATGAAGATTATAAAGAATCATTGAGTTATTTGATTGGAAAAAGTTATAAGACCAGAGTGGATCATTTGCATGTACGCTATAGCGTATGGGGACAGATCAAAGAGTATAAACAGCTGACAATGGATGGAATGAGGCACGCTTATTCAGATGGGTGCTTGAAAAAAGGAACCGCAGTCACGGTAAAGGAAGTCAAAAAGGATGAGACAGGAGCAATATGGGTTAGGATCCCATCCGGTTGGATCTGTGCCATTACTTCAAAAGGAGAGATATACCTATCATGACAGAAATAGTTTTGTATCATTTTTCAAAAAGAAAAAATTCTACAAAACGTCCTACAGGGCAGGGGACAGAAGTTCCCTGCCTTTTAAAATCTGCAACTACATTTCAGAATCCTACTTTTATTTTACAAAAACCAATGAACGACATGCTACAATTTAACTATGCAAAGTGGGCGGATCATTATTATTTTATTGATTCAACTACTTCAATCAATGCGGGACAAACTGAAATTAGTTGTACTGAGGATGTTTTGGCAACTTATAAAAATGAAATCGGTAATTATACCTGTTTCATTGAAAGATCAAGCAATCAGACTACGCTTGCCAACGACACTATGTATATTCCTACAAATGACTGGGTCTTATCAACAAGAAATGTAATTCATAAAGAGAAAATAATGACAAGCACTTATTCACAGCAATATATTATAAGGGTAGTTTCAAGGACTGGCGTAGCATCCTACTATATAAACGGCGATAAATTAAACAATTTGCTTGACTATATGTACACAGAATCAAATTTTACTGACGTTATAACGGATGCAATTACAAAGCTAATGTTTGACCCATTTAAATATATAGTTGACTTGAAATGGATTCCTTTTGTTGAAAGTGCTTTTAAAAATAACAATAATGAAGCAATACAGCTAGGATTCTGGGATAGTGGCGTGATGGCAAAAAGAATTGATGAAGACACGGTTGTTAATTTTTCTTATTCATTTGCTTTTGATAATCCACTTTATGCTATCACGGATTTTAGGTATTATAGTCCGTCATTTTCAAACTATTTTATAAAACTTCCTTTTATCGGAGTAGTTGCTCTTAATCCCTATAAAATAGATGAAAGTGTAAATGCACTTTATCAATTTGACGCAACAAGTGGATTATGCAACGTGTTTTTGCAGTCAAAGAAAGTTGTTTTTGCATCTTATCAATTCCAGTTGTCAGTTCCAGTGCAAATCGGTTATGCAAGCACAAACATAGCTCAACTAACTACCTCGGCTGTAAGTCTTGTTGGTGCAGGATTGCAAGGAAACATTGCACAGGGTATTTCTTCAGGAATAGAAGCAGGAAGAAGCATTACAGCACCGGAAGTATCAATGCTTGGAACGATTGGCAACATATCAAACATACTCAATAACCAGATTTTAGAGTTTAATTCATATGCCTGTACAAGCATAAATCCTGATGGTGCAAGTGAGGGGTATGCAGATGGTACTGTTCGTTCTATTTCTGGCTTGAGTGGATATATAAAGTGCAGAAATGCATCCATAGAAATAAGTGGATTTACCGGAGATCAAGAAGCAGTGAATAACTACTTGAATAGTGGTTTTTATTATGAATAATGTTTCATGTGAAACATAGAAAGAGGTGAAAATATGTGGATTCCCATTGGATTCGATAAAATCAATATTATTTCAAATTACTTCCAACCGTCAGGAATCAAGGCAGACAGTCTATATACTGACACGTTTGATCGTATGCTGTATGAGAGAGTTTGTTCTATTTTCGATATAACATACAATGCAAAATTTGACATTGACTATTTTAAGTTTTGCCTGCTTGGTGGGGGATTTATCGCAATCACATACACACCTGCATATGGACTGATCGCTCAGTATCCTGAAATCAGTGGATATGACATGTATTGCAAGCCAACTCTTGCAAGCATTAACACATATGCTACCAATGCAAACATACGCTTACAGGATTTAAAGATTGGTACAGATTGTAGCGTAATCTATTTACGTCCGTCAAGATGCGGAATTTTTGACATTATCGGTTATTATAGTTATAAACTGGCTCTGGTAGCTTCTGCTTTTGATATGAATGTTTTCAACAGCAAGTTAGCTTTTATGATAGCCGCAAAAAACAAAGCTGCTGCGAAAACATTAGAAAAAATCTATGATGAAGTGCAAGCAGGTAATCCGGCAGTTGCGTATAATGCTTCAATCAAAGAGAATGAGAACGCAAACATGAGGGGAAAAAGTTCAGATCCTTTTGAGTTTTTCAATAAAGATTTGAAAAACAACTTTATTTCAAAAGAGTTAATTGAGGTATTCGAAAAACTTCTCGACCAGTTTGACACAGAAGTTGGGATTCCGTCTGTCGGTTCTGATAAAAAAGAGCGTTTAAATGTTATGGAAACTGAAAAAAACGACATAGAATCTGTGACACGACTTACTACATGGCTAGAAACAATGCAGACAGGGGTTGACATGGCAAACAGCCTTTATCCCACTTTAAATCTGAATATAAAGATCAGAGACTACAAAAAGGCAGGCGTAAAAAATGGGGATGTATAGGATTACAATAGCCGGACTTTATGAATATGATAAGAGTTTATTTGAGAACATGACTTTTCCGGCAGAAGCTGACAAACAGAACTTTATTGACAGTTTACTTTTAAGCTATGGGGATTGCGAACCACTCTATCCGGATGGTGATTTTATGAAACAGTCAGCTATTCCGGCATGGTCGAAAAAATGGCAGGATTCCATTGAACGGGTTTTCCTTGCATTAAAGAAAGAATATAACCCTATTGAGAACTATGACAGACAGGAGTCCTGGACGGATTCTCCAGATATTGTGCGAAACACTGTAACAGGTGGTAAAGACAAAAACACCTTACAGGCAGGCAGAGGTTCCGTTACGTCAAACACAGGAGCCGACACTATGGAAGAAAAAGTAAGTGCTTTTGATTCAAGTAGTTATCAGCCGTCAAAGGAAGATACAACAACTTACGGAAATAGTACAAAAATGGAAACTTCCGGGCAGGATGTAAACGACATTGAATATGGGCGAACTGAAAAAAACACGGAAAAAGGGACTACAACTCACACTGGACAGATTCACGGAAACATAGGCGTGACTACTTCACAACAAATGTTAGAATCGCTCTGAAACAGAAACTGAAAAAGCTGCAAGGCGC